TATCAGTGGGGACGCTGACATAGATGGAACACTTGAAGCAGATGCGATAACAGTAAATGGAGCAACACTAAATTCAGTAATAGCTGACGAAGCAGTAGCATTAGCCATAGCATTAGGATAAGGAGATAACAAATGGCAAACGTATTTAAAGTAATAACAAGGGATGTAATGTCTGCCAGTGCAGATACAGACGAAACTCTGTATACTGTGCAAAGCAGTAAGTCCATTGTTATATTAGGAATGATGTTGGCTAAT